TCAGCTTCTTCGGCTTTAGTTTCAATAACTTCGTCTTGTTTTGAGTTACTCATTGCTTCCTCCTCGGTTGGAGACAACGTACGTTCGTTAACAACTTCGCCCTCCTCCATACTATGAATCGGAACACCTGCCATGGTAATGTCGTGTGTATGACCTTCGGCCTCTAACACAACTCCACCCATAACTTTATGAGCGTGGTTTTGCATATGAGATGCGTAGGTTGTTACACCATTACCACTTTCATCCATTTCTACGGTATGATAGTGACCATCGCTCATGTCGGTGATTCCTGCTTTAATTTTACGCATCTTCTTAATTTCTTCGGCGTCTGCCTCTTTTAAAGACTTTTTAAACTCATTGAATTCTTCATCAGAATTGAAAGATTTACGAATTGAGAAGAGTGAGTCTTGATTACAAGGCACTGATACGACTGAAATTTCTAACAGCTCAACATCAGTAATAATCATAGAATCATCTTCACGATTATACTTTCCATCCTTAACACGGAAACCAACAGAAAAGCTTTTTAAAGCTCCATCTTTAATAAGAGTTTGAACGCCATGATTCTTTTCAGCTGCTTCTGAAACAGCGCCTTCAACATAGATTCCTTTTTTATCAACACGAATATTATCAACACGACCGATAGGACAATCATGCTTATGCTGATAAAGAAGAACTGGATTGCGACGATAGTTTTCTACACCTTTAGCCCATGCTTCTGCGGTGACAATATCACCAGCACGATCTTTAGCTGTAGTATTCGCATAACCAGCAATCTTTAAAGATTTTGAACCTTTTTTGAGTGCTTTAGTTTCGAAGGAACTATTCAAATAAAGGGTTTTATTCATTTATCGTATCCTCTAAATTAGTAGATTCCTCTTGGGAGGGTCTTCCACCTTGGGTGGCGTCAGTTGCGCTACCTGTGATGTTCTGTGGTACTCTTATGGTATCATTATTCTCAATTTTTGGAAATCTTAATCCTTCACGAGCTTCATTTGGGGTAATAATTCCTGTATTTACCAGAGTAGAATAGTAAACTGCTTGAGTTCTGTTGTCTGGTTGTAAAGCTGGAACTGCAAGCCTATCAGGAGAAATTGTTACCCCACCGTTGAAGAAATGAGAGAAAGCAGAACAAAATTGAGTTAGAATCGGTAAAACTGTGTGTAAGTAAAATAGTTTTTGATTTGCATCAATATTAGCATTATTTCCAGATTTTAATAAAACGTAAGGCACACCTAATGCTTTTGCCATATCTTGTTGAATGCGCTCAATTGAGTTTTCAAAGTCTAACTGATCGAAAGACTTTGTAGAAAACTCATCAATCTTTAATCCACCGTCTAAAATAGCTGGATTTCTAGCACCATCAAAAATAGTTGTATAAGATGATCTCCAAGATTCTAATAAACGTTCTTTAACACGTTTAGACAAAATGTTATCTGTAGTAAGAACAAATCCTGGTAAAGCATTATTTTTGAAGAACTGTCTCTGAAACTTTATCATGTAATAATACAGTTCCATTAAATTCAAAATTGGTTTTAGCTTTGAAGTGCCTCTAAAAATTGAATTCTCGTTTTCAGCCATTATATGAATAATTTCATAGGGTTGAAATGTTATAGATTCAGCTTTTGAAGTCTGCTTACCTCGACCAAAACCATAATAATCTTGAGACTGTTGATTGTGGAGTAAGTAATTATAATGAGATACAAAAGTACGCTCATCTGGAACAACCTCTACATCATTAGCTGGTAATAAATATAATGATTCTCCATCGTAGTAGAAAAAAGCATTACCGTCTAGATGAAAGTCTAAAAAAGCTCGCCTAAATAATCTTGCACGATCCTCAAAAGGATTAGGTTTTATATTGAGTAGTTTATTAACTTTCTTAGCTGAACCGCCTGTGACATTTAGAGGTATTTCACAAAGAGCATTAATAACCATCTCTACAGAACGATGAATTACTTCAATCTCTCTATATGCTTGCTCAAAATCAACAATAGTCTCAGGAGAAGCAAAAGGCTCAAGAGACGCGATAGAAGGTTGTGCAGGATTTAGTTTTTCTGAAACCCAGCGTCTCCAGGCTGGTACTTCTTTAGTTGCCATGTTTTTCCTTTTGAATATCTAACCAATTTTTAATTTTTGGTGTCAAATGGTTAGAGTATCGTTGCCCATAAATAGTATGAAGTCTTTGGTGGTGAGACTTACATAATGTGAATAAGTTGTGATGGTCTAAACTTTCCTTACAGTCTATAGCAAATTCTTCACGAAGGGAAGTAATTTTTTCAACAGTATCAATTTCAGTAATCTTATTGCGAGTGCACCACTCATTAAATAATTGACTAACTGAAAAAAGATGATGAAGTTCTAAATTCTCAGTAGAACCACAAATATAACACTCATCACGTATTTTATAATCTTTTTTAATATAATCTCTTATATATTTAATTGGAAATCTTTTTAGTTCAGACATTCTTGAAGCACCTCCCAACGTTTAGTAAAGTGAGAGGGATCTTTATTTAATCCTACATCTCCTTCAGGTAGAGAAATTACATCAGCTTCTATAGTACGTCTATATGCGCCTAGATGTTTTTTCATTAAGTAGCTTACTATAATATCATCACCTCGTTCAGGCCATCCCCACAATACTAAGTCTTGTTTTATTTCATCTAAAGATTCTTGTTTCACTAAGATACCTGAACCTACTAAAAAGTCGCAATACTGTTCTTCGCACCAGTGATCTTGTAGTTCTTCATAACTAGAAGCAGTAGAAACTCCTGTTTTACCGTATATTCCTACGATATGCTGTCTTAATTTTCTCATCCTAGTTATAGTTTTATGACTTACTATTAAATCGTCATCTAAAATAAACTTATATGGTTCTGGATAATCAAAACAACGTAGCCATCGTTCCATGCACTTCCAGTTTTTAATATTATTTATGATATCAACTGAATGCTCTGAAGTAAATGCTTCTTTAGGATTATTGTTAATGACTGTAATAGGAAAAATATTGTAATACGCTTCAATAATTTTATGTACGTTTTTAGGTCTTTTATAATTTAATACTATAATTCTGATTTCGTCATGCATAGATTGTAATATTACTCATTTTTTGGTGTGTGTAAATAGCGTAACGCACTGCATCGCAAGGATGAGATGCCCAATCGTGAATCGGTTTTGGATTCTCAGTATTAGGGTTCCACTTATAAGCTGCCATAGCCGAAAACGTATGTCTTGCCCCTTCAGTATCAAAATACAGCCTATCTTGTTCTATTAATACTTGAAGAGAGTTGATACCATCATTCACTGATTTTATAGCGTTTTCGCAATAGATGTCGTAGTCATAGGCAAAGTCAGCCTTCACCTGTTGAGCTGCAGAATCTATGTAGATGGTGTCAATACCCCACTCGTCAATTTTTTCTTGAATTGCCTGTGCTAACTCTGAAGTTGTAGACTCTTTAGAAATAAACTCATCAACAATAAAGTAATTATCACCGTCCGTGCCAATTACAACGAAGACATTTTCATCTCTGTACCCTACATCCAATCCACCAATAACCTCAGCAAAACGCTCACCTACAAAGTCACCGATATGTTTATCTTCGTCTAAGTCAAGGTAGATTTGTGACTCTGTAGTAGTCCACTCGCATTCATACTCTTGTAGATAAAGAGCACGTGTAATAGACTTTTTAGCTTCCTCAACGTCTTTCTCAGAAAGACGTGGATTAGATCTCCAAGTATGTATTGAAGAGGCCCATTCAGGATATTCAGGATCATCGCCTCGTAAATAATACTCATAAAGATAGTTACCTTTACCACGAGGAGTGGAGATCCATAAACAACGAGAATCAGTAAAAGTTGAAAGAGCAGGACGAAGATCACGAGTGTAGTATTCGTCGTTTGGGATGATCGCTGCCTCATCTACTATTAGTAGGTTTGCTGCACGACCTACTAGTGAGTCTCTATTATTAGCTGATAGCAGTCTAAACACTGAGCCGTTTATGAGTTTCACCACCTTATCTTTTTGATTAAAACGGTCAACTTCAATCTCAACTTGTTTAATTAAGTCTGTTACATAATCCCATATAATTGAAGAAAGAGAAAAGTTAGGAGCAACAACCATTACTTGTTGACCTGGCTCTAATAGTTTAGCAAAGGCAAGAATAGCAGCTGCATAGGACTTACCTGTACGACGTGCAGCAATATGAACACAGAAACGATGTGAATCTAAGTTTTCAACCATAGCCCACTGCGATTCATTAAACTGAACTGGAGTTGGAAGACGGTCTAAAAGACGTTGAATTTTAATTCTGAAAAATTTATCGCTCATCGAGGAATTGAATTTAAAAGCATTAAAAGAAGGGAAATAAAGCCTGCCGTGACACCACCAACCCATAACAAGGTTTTTAGAGAAGCACGACCAGTAGTAGCTAAATCACGAATTTGATCTACCTCAGAGTCAATTTTATCTAATCTAGCCTCAAGACGTTGAAACATATCAACAATGTTTTGATATCGCTCTTCGCAAACAGCCTCATGAGACTGAATCTCAGCTTTATTTGCCTGGGAACGTTCATGAAGACGTTCTATCTCTACTTGAATCTGGTCTAGTTCACGAACATCTGACACGATAGCTCCTAAGTTTTAATTATATACTGAACGACCTCTGACGGCAAGGTTGTTGCAACACTAAAACCGTTCACGCTCAAAGATGGAATAGATAAAGCAGGCACTGAGAGAGACGGTACACTGTGAGTATGGTTACTACCAGCTAAGTTACCAGACCCATGAGAGTGGTTATTCACTGTTAGCGAAGGAATTGAGTGAGAGTGATTGTTCACAGTCAAAGAAGGAATAGTTAGAGCTGGTACTGAAAGCGCAGGTATTGAAAGCGAAGGAACTGAGTGGTTATGGTTTGCAACGCTAAGTGCAGGGATAGTTAGTGCAGGAATAGACAATCCAGGAACACTATGAGTATGATTGCCTCCAGCTAAATTACCAGAACTGTGAGAGTGGTTATTTACAGTTAATGAAGGTATAGAGTGTGAGTGTGAATTAACACTTAAACTAGGAATTGAATGAGTATGGTTTGTTTGGTTTACTGAAGTAACAAGTGTTGCTTGCGTTACGTCTTTTGTGCCTGCAGCAAGAGTTTGGTTAATCGTATAAAATGTAAGGGTCAAATCGCCAGCACCATCAGCTCCAGTATTACCTGTTCCAGTATTAGCTCCTGCATTTCCAGTATTAGAAGCAGCTGTACTAGACGTGGAGTTACCTGTATTACCAGTGATACTAACAGTTGAGTTTCCTGATGTACCACCACCAGTTGTTCCTGTACCTGTATTGCTTGCTACAGTGACAAGACCTGTTTTTGTGCCAGTATTTCCAGTACCAGTATTACCAGTTCCTGTATTACCTGTACCTGTTACAACAGTAGGAGCATTTGTTGCATTATATCCTACTGTAGTAGAAGTAGAATTACCTGTATTAGAAGCAACAGTAGTAGAAGTAGCATTACCTGTATTACCAGTGATAGTAACAGTTGAATTGCCAGAAGTACTTGTACCAGTGTTTCCAGTTCCTGTATTAGAAGAAGCAGTTGTTACACCTGTTTTAGTAGCAGAGTTTATCACAGAAGAAGCTGCGACAGAGCTAGTAGTAGTGCCTAGTGTACTATTATTCGTACCCTTACCAAGTGGAACTTTATCACGTAGGTCAGGAACATTGAAAGTAGTAGATCCATCTCCCGAACCAAAACCGGTACCAATTACAGCAAATAAACGAGCATAAGTAGTACGAGACACAGCAGAATTATCACACAGCAACCAACCAGTAGGA